GTCGGAGCGGGTGCGGCATGGTTCGGCTTGTATGCTGGAACGGCAAAAGATAAGATAAACTCTAAGTAACGAAAAAATAGTTCTTGACAATTGCTCATATATTTAGTATAATATACTTATGAAAAAATTCAAAGAACTTAAAAAAATAGTAAAATACTGTACTCATTGTGGTGGTCGCAAGAACACTCGTGAGTGCAGTGGTTACAAGTGTTGGATTAAATGAATTTATTTTATTTAGATGAAGACATGGATAAGTCTGCCGAGTATCATGTTGACAAGCATATTGTCAAGATGCCGCTCGAGGCAGCACAAATATTATGCACTACTATATGGATAGACGATTTATTGGGGTTCGTTCCTCGAGCTCTTAACGCAGAGGAAAGAGAAGTGATGAACAAGGCAAAAGCCGAGATTAAGCATTTACCTCTTGAGGAACGACCCTACCCCTACCTACCGATGATGTACAATCATCCTTGCACTATCTGGGCAAGAGAGTCTTTGGAAAACCATGAGTGGGTTCATTGTTATGCTAATGCATTGAATGATGAGTACCACTACCGATATGGAAAACTACACAAATCAATCGAGCAAGTAGTAAACAAACTACCTGATCCGAAGAATTTACCTAAAGCAGGTTTTACAACCTTTGGCTTAGCTATGCCTGATGATTTGAAAGACTATGATAACCCTATACAGAGTTATCGTGATTATTACCACTTAGACAAAGCAACATTTGCAAGTTGGAAATACCGTGATAAACCTCACTGGTGGAATGAAGACTATGCAGATTATGAGAAAAGGATTACAAGATGATTATAATTTATGGAAAAGAGAGTTGCCCTTACTGTGATATGGCTAAAGATTTAGCTGCACGAAAAGGACACAAAGTAGAATACAAGCAATTAGGAGTAGACTATGAGTTCAGTGAACTTAAAGAAAAATTCCCAAAAGCAAGAACTTTTCCGCAGATTATAATGGACGGAATCAGTATAGGTGGGTATACAGACTTGGAGAATTTAATTGACTAAGTATAAATTCAACGAGGATGAGGTATTACAAATACTTCGCAACCATATATTAGGAACTTACGACGCTCACTACAGTATGAATAAAATTCAGTCAACTGAGTTTATATTTGATGCTGGGCATGGCGAAGGGTTCTGTATTGGTAACATAATAAAATATGCACAGAGATACGGCAAGAAAGAAGGTCGCAACAAAGAAGATTTGTTGAAGATACTTCATTATGCCGTAATCTTGCTAGGACATGAGATGCCATCCACTAATTACACGGAGATACACAATAATGGCAATAAAGACTAGAAAGCATGAGAATTTAACAGAAACAAACATACAACATGTTATGGAGTTATTGAACGGAGATAGTCCAATAACAAAGAAAGAAGCATGTAGTATATTAAATATAAGTTATAATACTACGAGGCTCAATAAAATAATTGAAGACCACTTAGAAACAGTAGCTTATAGAGAAAGACGCAAAGCCCAAAACAAAGGCAAAGGCGCAACAGAGATGGAAATTAAACAAGTAGTAAACTTCTACTTGGATGGAGCAAATGTATCAGATATAGCTAAAAGTTTATATCGTTCACCTGCATTTATCAAAGCAGTAGTAGAAAGATTGGGTATTCCACAGAAATTACCTCAAACAGACTACGAAGGGAGAAGAAACGCAATGCTACCAGAACAATGTGTAGCAGATGAGTTTGAAGTTGGAGAAAAGATATGGGCAGTTCGACAGAACTATCCAGCACTTGTTGAAAAGGAGTTAAGCCCTGAAGGAGCAGAAGAAAGAGGTTATAAATTATATTTATGCCACACTATAGAATGTAGTCAAGAAGACCTCAAAGGTACTTATTTTCCACATCTATCTTTTGCAGGTAAGCAATATCCTTTAGCTACCTATGATATGGGTAAGCTACAACATCTGCAAAAGTATTTATAATATAAGGAAACAACATGGAATATTTTTTAGCGTTTTATATTGCGGGCATGGCTTTGGCTATGTTTCGTTTATATAGACCAAGTTATCTTACAATAAAAGAAATAGACCCTAATAATATTCTAATACAGAGAAATGTAATAGCATTTTTTGTAATGATAGTAGGGTTCGCAATTATACTACTAGGGATTATACCCGCACTTTTATCAGATAAATCTGCACGAAACTTTATTTCTAGTTTTGTACAGTCGGTACTAAATCGTGGCGTATAGTAAGAAAGTAGTAGAAAGATTCGAGTCAGTACTGGAAAATACT